GATTGTCGGTTCTTTGATGATCCGAACGGTATCGCCAAAGTTCTCAATCTCACCCGCGTAATCGGTATTCGTAATGTCTTCTGCAACCGAAGCACGCCGGAAGAATTTGAGGACTTTTTGGCTAAAAATTTCCGGGGTAAAGTTCCCGGAAGGCAGGTTATTATAACCTGATGCTCTATCAAAAGCCATTGGTCTTTCCTTCCAATTTTGAGGTTAGGTTAGTTTCTAAAGTCGATTCGCCCTTCAGCACGTGCGATGTCCAACTCTTCTTCGAGTTTCTCAAACTCCCACGGCTTTAACTTGGCGATTTCTGAAGCCTTCCAAGTTCTTTTATTTCCGTCACCGTTAACAGCCACATCTTTTGCGACAGTCTTACCAACGGACATAGCAGCGTCAGAAACTTTGTTTGAGTTCTTCGGCTTTGACTTGGAAACACCGATGTCTGCTTTATACAGATCAACAACCCTACTCGCCCACTTTGCATCTGTATTGTTTTTGTAAATACCGTCTGAGATAGAAGAAGGCTGTTCTTCCAGCCAAGCATTAAACTTCTCGTCTTCCTTCAGCGTATCAAAGTCAGGCTGTAGTCGGAGCAACTCTTGGTAGGCTCGTTCTTTTTCAAGAGCAGCCTCACGCTCCTTTATGGTGTTCAATTCCTCTTCCAGATTTTTCACCTTTGCTTCAGATTGAGATGAAGAAATCTTGTGGATTGCATCGTATACTTCCGGATACTGATTTTTAAAATCGTCTAAATCCCCAGTATCTGATGCAGCTTTGCTACTACGATTATGATTAACCTGATTGATGAGTTGATCACGTTCCTGTTTCCAGTCTGCTAACTTCTCATCGTAATGTCGCTTCAAATCATCGTAGCGTTTTTTGTAATCCGTTTCTGGCTTTGCTTCTTTTGCAAAACTTTCTGGTTCAGAAGATTGGGCTTCTTGCTGCTCTTCTTCTTGTTCTTCAGCAGCCTCTACCTGCTCTTCATCATCGTCTTTATGAACGTCTTCTTGATATTTGTTACGATAAAGACTTGGATTATTTGTTGTTCCAAAGGAATCATTCGGTTTGTTGGCACGATGGCCTCTTGCTTTTGCCATTTTTTTACCTCATAGTGCGGGGCTACATGGCATGTAGGTAGCCGCTTCGGTTATGTCAGGGCCGCATTGCGGGTAGCTGACTAATCTGTTAAGCGCGACATAACCTGCTGTGCATAGTTACGTCCCTCGCCCCAAGATGCGAGTGCGCTTTTCAAATTATTGTGATCCCGTAGCTTGTGTGCAAGGACAGAGTTAGCTACAGAATCGTAATACTGTTCATGTTCAGAAGTAGGAATAGTTCCCGGACCGAACCGCCGTAACTTTCTTTTGGCGGAAGCGGGAGTAGATACTCTCTTACCGTCAGAATAGAACATTCCATACAATTCAAGGTTTACTTTATTATCGCCCTGTTTGATCAATTTGTCAATGTAAAGTTTTATTTCTTCTGGCATAGCCTTGTAATCTTCGCCTCGCTGCTTGTAGTCTTTCAGCAAAGAAGAAGTTATCTGCATAGGACCAAACGCAGATGATGCTACGCCTTTCTTACGGTTAGCTTTTACTCCCGTAAAAATAAAGGGCCTGTCTTCATATCCCTGTATCTCTTGTATCCGAATAGCTTCTTTTATATCACCCATCCGATATCCAAAGTATTGATCATCCAAAACGGTAGCAGGCTTCTGCATAGCTTCTTCAAACTCAGGAGAAACAGCGGAGCGAGGAGCCATGAAACCTGTAGTCTCTACTCTACTTTGAGTAGGAAGCTGATACTGCCCCTGTGTAGAAAGGTCCAGTCCTTGAGCAGCCCCTGTTGGTTCTTGTCCGTTCTCTTCTATCTTACGGCGTGTATCAGGCTTGCCCCGTTCGTTAATTTTACGCAAACGTTCTCGACCAATCACATCCGCTTCTTCAGGGGTAAAATACTGCTCTCCTGCGGATACCTGAATTTTACGTTCCCCGTTTTCTTGCGAGTCTACACCTTTTTCTCTTAGAACGGCTTGCGCTTCTTTACGCAGGTCTGCCAGATACATCTCCCCGCTTTGTTTGACAGCAGAAGCGTTGATGATAACGCCGCCCTCTTCTGCAGTCATCTCATACGTGTCAGCTACTGTTTCCTCTTCTGTAGCATCTTCAGGCTTCTTTGCAATAAAGCCGCCCTCTTCTATGCCACCTTCAAGCAACTCGTTAGCGGTGAGAATTGAGTCACCTTCTTCTGTAGCCTGTTCACCCGTGACAATATCGCCTTCTCCCGGGACTGTGCCACCCTCATTAAAGTAAGCACCAGCCAATGAGTATTCCTCACCTTGTTCCACCAGACCGGACTCTTCAGCTGTTCCGTAATCGTAGTCACGGCTTCCTGCAGGTGTGTAATCCTGTCCGGACTCTTCAGCCTCTTGCTGTTGCTGTGCGTAATACTGTTCCCGTTCTTCCCGGCGTTCTTCGGTAAAGAGTTTCGCCTCTGCAGTCTCCACAGACTCTGAGGGAGGAGACCCTCTTTCTTCGGCCTTCAGAGCGATTGTGCGCCACTTTTGAAAATGCTTCAAGGCTGCTTCTTTGTCGTTGCGGCCAAATCCTTTTTGACGTGTGCTTTCTAGCCACCCACGAGCAAACTTACGAGCAGCCTTTATAGAGTTAGGATCGTTTGCATTGTTTGTAAAATACTGAACGATGTCGTTAAAGTCATCCATCGTTCCCATGCCCGCTGTATACGTGCCAGTATTAAAGGTTCCCCGCAACGTATATCCACCGTTCCTAGTTCCCAAGTAAAATTCGTTTCTAGGATTGTCTAGAGAATCTGACACGCTGTCCTCGTCATAGGAGCCTGCTAGAACCTCGTTCATAGCCATCTTGCCTCTTTCCAACTTTTCTAAGTTGTTCAGGGCTTCTTGGCTCAAGCCTGCTCGCTCAATCTGTCCTCTCCAGAGACTTTCACCCTCCAGTCGCCACAGGTTTAATCCATTGACATTTAAAATCATACCCCAGTCGCTAGAAGGCATTTGACCTGCCTTAACCCAGTTGTCGTAGGATTTTTTAACTTTGTTTAGACCGTCATACTCGTATGCTATAGCCATAGAAGACAGCATGTTTAATGGGCCAACAGAGGGAATAAAACGATCATATTGACCTGTGGGGTCTGATACTTGACGTGAATCTACTGCTGCTGGTAAAGCTAAAGCTACCATGCCAGCACCTATACCCATAGTAGCTGATGCCACAGCCCCTACTTTTGCGGCACGCTTGGCTCTATCCGTAGCGGGAAACTCAACGCCGCTAAAGTAGCCACTTCTATCAGGCAGTCCCCGCGATTTAAGATACTGATTGAAATCGCTGTATATAACGCTGTTGGGATTTACAATAGCTACCTTTTGAAAATCCACCGGGGCAAGTCTAGCATCCTCTGTAGACTGCTGAGACGTAACTTGAGACATAGTTTGAGTTACAACATCTGAGTCGCCCGGAGTCGAGGTAGGCGGAGTAGTTGGGGTAGTTCGAATTAAATCAGGCCGTTCCTTGTAGTAATTTACAAATCCCGGAGAATATGGATCAGACATTTTTGTGTTCCTTTACCACCGCCGCATGGTTATTCTTCAATTTCAGGAGACTGTCCAGTAAACCCAGCTTCCCCTGCAACTGGCGCATTTCCGATTCCGACTGCGCGACCATCAGTGCTTGCACTACCATCTCCCGGAGAGTTTGTAGGTATTCCTCCATTCCCTCCCATGCCTTGTTGTTGTTCACTAGGTGACTTACCATCTGGGCTTGGTTCTTGTTGAGCATTGGCCATCATTCCTTGTAGCATTTGGGCATAGATTTGCGCTTCGTTCACATCGTTGACAAGACTATCAGGATCAATGTCCTGCGCGATAGCCAGTTCTCGAATTAAGTTTGGAATTTTAATAAACGGAGCAAGCATTGGGTTGGACACTGTTTGCAGAAGACCAATAAGCCGCTGACTGCGAACTTCCTTCTGCATAACTGCAGCAACACCACGAGGTTTAATCTCCAAGTCACCCTTGACATCGTGCATGTCTTCATTGAACTGCATATTCCACTGGTAATACGCCTCACCCAGAGGTTTTAGCAGGTGGTCGTCAATGTTCTTAATTACTGTCTTCATGGAAAGACTAGCACCACCCATCAACATAGAAAGACCAGCAGCAGTGCGGCCTGTGCCTGTCACGCCTGTCTGACCGTGCATAATAGAGGGAAGTCCTGTTTCTTCGTCCGCAAGCTGTCGGCTAATTTGATACATCTGGATGTTTTCGCCTGCAGTATTAGGGAACTTCAGCCCGTTGATTGCTGTCCCCGTAACACCCGACTGCCGCCGGAAGATTTTACCGGGGAAGATATCCATATTCTGACCGGGAACCAAGCTGGCTTCATCTACATCAAAGACCAAGTTGCCAGCTAATGCAAGGTTGTCGATAGCCATCCGAACATGGCCGTTCATCAACATCTGTGCATCTTCCATGTTTTCCGCAACACCAATGCCCCAAATCTGATAGGGATTAATCTCATAGGGAATAACGTGGAATGGAATACGTGCAGGTGTGAAGGGGTTAGCCACACAACGAAGAACCTGATTACCGCAAATCCACACATTGACCTGAACTTGAGACATTTGATCCGTGTAGTCTACGTCCATGCCTACTTGTGCAGCCATTGTTGCATCGATTACGCCCCAATACTCAAGAACCTCGAACCGATTTTCTTGATAATAAGACTCTGTTTCATCCTCACGGATAGTATCTTCGTAGTATTTATCCGTGTAATTAGGACCTTCCTGCAGGGCTGCTTCCACAGCTTCTACACGAAAATACGGCATGTTAATCAAGCTGCGAAGTTGTTGGCGGTTCATACGATGCCGCTGAATCACATACTCGCAATCTTCGATGCTTGTTGCAGAAGGGTCAGGGTGGAAATCCCACAGCTGGACGTGTTCAATACGGGGAACTACCTTCTCATAGGGAGAATATTCACGCTCTCCTACCTCGTTGGTTTCCCAGTTGTGAACCCGCTTATACATGTTTAGCGGGCCTTTTACGATGCCTGTTCCCAGCATTGCAGACTCAAAGACTGCTTTACGGATAACAGTCACAGCATTGGTATCAATTAGCTGATCGTGTATTTGCTTCTCACACAGAAGAGCAGACTTTTGGGCTGGAGATATCTGAGGTTCTCCAATACGAGAAGGACCCGGACGAACAGGGGCGTTCGCAAGCGTCTTTTCGTATGCTCCTAAATAGTAAGCAGGTTCACTTGCCTGCATAGCCCCCGGCATCAAATCCCGACCGTCACCGTCAAACCCATACGGGTCTGTAGGTGGTCGTGAAGAATCGAGCATCTGATCTACCGGAGTTTCCATGTGAGCAAACTCAGCAACACCTTCCGGAACTGGAGTAGGCTCTACTACAATCGGAAACTTCTTGTTGGCAAACAGAATGTCCACAATCTGCCCGTAGGCAGCAAGCACTTTTGTTTTGGTAATCTTGATGAATACCTTCGACCTTTCGGAATCACGAAACTGTGTAGTAGAATCGTAGATACCCCGAAAGTTTTTATATGCCTGTAGCCACCGTTGTTCGTGACTATATCGGCCATTTTCAGAATCTTCAAACTTTTGGCGAATGTAACCAGCTAGGCCGGGCATTTGCTCTTCTGGAGACGCTACATCAATGGCTTCATCATCGGCAGGCTGTGTAATCCTGTCTTCCATAGAAACTATCCTTAATAGTCTTTTTCGTCAGCCATACGCATAACAGACGGGTCAACTGCAGTCTTGGACATCTTCTTTGGCATGTCCTCAGTCAGAACGTCCTGCTTTGCGCGGGTATCAAATTCCAAACCCTCACGATACAGGGTAGATTCACCCATGTTTGCATCGACAGTGGTTTTGTCTGAGTTCATAATGTAAGATGCGCCGTAGTTATAGTTGTTCATCGGCATGATTATTCTCCTACTAGCGAAGCGGAACCTGATCGTATTCCGCAAGGGGTTTTAAGATATTGCGGCCCCGCCCCGGCTGTGCCAGTGCTGGACCTTCTTGTGGCTCTTGAGCCATCTCTAAGCGGGTCTCCTGCGCGGGAGACAACTGCCGCTTCTGTTCTGTTTGTTCATCTAGGTAATCTTGATATATAGCGTCTACTACTTCAGGATCCATCTGATACACGCGGGACGGATCAACTCCTGCAATCTCCGCTACAACTTCTTCTTTATCCCGTGCTGCTTCTGTGGGCATTGTTATCAACGAAGCTGCCCCGCCTATGGTAGGACCTGCAACCACACTAGCAGCGGCCTCAACCGGGTCTAGCATAGTCATGCCTAGCCCTGCCATTCCTTTCCCAATAGCTATGGGAACAGCATATTTGAGTTTACTAGGGTCAATCTTCCCAAGAGCAGCTGACATTCTTTGTTTCAATTCATCTGGACTGAGTTTTTCAACTGGTTCTGTAGTAGGAGACACTTCTCCCCGTGCCTTTGCCTGTTCTTCAGCGCGGATTTCCTGTTTGCGTATCCGGCGTTGTTCTGTTGCACGAATAGCCGCTTCATCGAGATCAGGTAATTGAGTCTCTATGATTAGTCGCTGTTTAGTCGCTTCTGTTGTAGACAGTTGTAGTTGTGCGCGGCGTTCTGCTTTTATGTCTTCAAACAAACCTAAGTCGCTGTCGCTAATAGTACCCATAGTTTGTTTTTCTGGAATGGGGGCAATATCAGAGTTTCGCGGTATAACAGCAAACTTTGGTGCATCTTTTGCAGTGAGAGCATTAGCAGAAAACCCAATGGTAGGTGGTAACTCGTTTAAGCTGCTAAGTCCTAACACCTCTGCAATCATATTATGATAGCCGCGCAACGCTTGTTTGGCTGCACTGCCTTCTGATGTAATGATAGGAGAAATGTAACTGCTGGCAGTCATTTTCTTTATGCTGCCCATCATTTCATCAGTGGAAGCGTGTCCCATGATTGTACTAATTTCAATACCAGCCTGAAGTTCTCCTACTATAAGAGACGGTACAATCTTACGAATATCGGACGATCCTTTGAAGGAACGCCCCATTATACTTTCAAATTTTTTGAACTGATCTGCAATGCCGCCGGGTAGCTTAGTTGCCTTAGTAAGTTTCTCTGTGGTTACATCAAATATTTTATCTTGCTTGTTAGCAATGGCGGCATCTCTTGCATCACGCAGCAGTTCTAAAGCTACTTCAGGAAGTTCAATATCGTTGCGAATTTTATTGCCGCTTCGCCATACCTCTTTAAACTTACCTGTTTCAAAATCAATGTCGTCTACACCAATGTTTGATACTTCACTAGGACGAAGTGGCACGAGCATATTAAAAGCTACAGCAGCACGAACCTGATCATCAGGTATTACATTTATGCCTTGTACCAAAGCAGGAATTGCTCTTTTAGCTTCTGGGATACCAATCGGTTTACCTTTTCCTCTTGCTTGTGCAGCTTTTTCTAGTGGCTTTCCGTCTACTTTTATAGTTCTTGACTTACTACCTGCACCAAATACCGTAGTGTATGGATACGGAATATCGCCAACATTTGCAACTTCTTTTAAGCGATTCTCTACAGTCGTAAGCGTTGTAAAGTTTGCTTCTGAACCTACTTCATTTAATTTAATTAAAAATTGATTACTTTTTACATCATCCCACGCGGCATCTAAAGAAAGCCCTGCCGCTTCGATATTTTTTGCTAGGGCGGTTGGTGTACCTTTTTGTGTCGCTAAAGTGACACCAGCATTTTCAACCGCTTCTCTGACGGTCAAACTTTTATTCTTGATTTTATCTGCTATGTCTGCCATACCTAATACCCAAAGACTTCATCTTGAACTTTGTGGACCTGATTCTTGATTGCGCCTAGTTGTTTATGTATCGAAGCGTAACCTGACATCCGCGTCATCACCATGTAGCGAAGGGCATCATAGGCGTGGTCCTCTGCCTTTGTGTCCACATCTTCGCTGTTTGTTTTAGATAGCGGAATACCTGCCATTTGCTTAACAATATTCTGGCAGGTTGCAAAAATGCGTAGCCGGGGTTCCTCTGTGTAGGGATCGTTGGCTAGTCGTCTGTGTAGTTCCATCTTCCCTTGCAGCCTGTTGCGGTCGGATGGTGTCCAACGAACACCTGCCCGCATCATGGTTTCTGCTATGGATGGACCAAACCCCGTCTTGTTCCAACAGGACGAATCCAACACGGTATAGTGGGGAAGTGGATCGAGTTGTTCTGCTTCTAGTATTCTATCGGCCAAATCTTCTGCTGTCAAGTGTTTAGCATACAACTCACGATAAACCCAGATGTTGTTATCCCAATCAAT